TGTGTATGATTACCAGTTGTATTTGTGCTGGCACTATGACCATGAGAGGGTAATTCCCCTACAGTGAGTTGATGAGTTGCCTCCCCACCAGTACTTCCTGCATTATAGGTTGTACCCCAAGAAGATTTACCTTGTGCTAATAACACACGACCTGCTGGCATTGCTTCCCATGTACCAAACCCAAATAATGTAGCTGGATTGGTACTAACTGTAGACATATAAATACTTCCAACTGGATATACTTTTTTTAACGTATCTGTACAATCTGTTAAATATGCTATTTTAGCCCAATTAGACCAAACATTTTGATTATCTCTGCATTCTCTGTACCATATACCACCAGGAGCTCCTGCGGCATTGTCATCACCTTTCCATTCCATAAAGATTTGAGATTTACCTTTATTATTAATATTTATTACATTACCATATTGTGAAGGATAATTACCATTATATGCACTATGTGTTGTTAAACCTGTAGTAAAATTATTTGGTAATGTTGAGGCACTTATATCGCCTTTATTATTTAATTTTCCAGCATTATCTGCATCTGTAGAATGTGCTACATTATTGATAGTAACAGCAGATGTTGTCCCATTTCCTTTTGTTACCATTAAGGTAGCATTAGAAGCCGTAATACTTTTTATATATGTTGTATTTATTGCTTGTCCTTGACTATCTTGAGTGGCTTTTGTGGAATTTCCTACATTATTGATTGTAATAGTAGATGTTGTCCCATTTCCCTTTGTTACAGTTAAAGTAGCATTAGAAGCTGTAACACCTTTTACATATGTTGTATTTATTACCTGTCCTTGACTATCTTGGTTTGCTTTTGTTGCTAAGTCTGCATTAGCTGCACTATCGGCTTTACCTTGAAGATTCCCTATAAATTTAGTAGCGGTAATATTATAATCGCTAGCATTTATATTACCTTTCATAGTTCCGCCAAATAACGGCAAACAAACTTCTTTAGACCAATTTTGAATTATAGATTTCATACTATTTAATGTCATATCTGTTAAATTAAATAAACTTTTAAATAAACTTCTATGAGCATTTGTATCATTATTATGATTTTCTAAAACGTCAGAAGTAACAACACCTGTTAAAGATAATATAATTTCAGCTTTATCAGCATTATTTATAGAGAAACCTATATTCATTTGTTTTGTATATGGAATATTATTTGTTTCTGCTGGTATTACATCAGGATTAGTATCATATGCTATTGCAATTAATTTTTCGGGCAATATTTCTGTATTTAATCCATCTATTGATAAACCTTTAGCAAAAATACCTAATTGTCGTATATAAAAATGTTCTTCTAATCCACTATTAGTAACAGTAGTAATTATTGTAAATTTATTTTCTTCAGCTTTAAATGAAACTATATCCAATAATTTTAATTTTGTACCTATTAAATCATCTTTTGTTAATAATTCATCAAGTGTTGTTTCACTCTCTCCAATTTTAGCTTTAGTGAAAACTACTTTGCATTCACCACTACTGGATTTAGCAAATAAATTTTTACCCGCTTGCGTTAATATATACCCATTTAAATTAGCCATTAATTATTTATCCTTTCTAAAATTTCCAGTTTATCAAAAATTTGATTAAATCCTTTTATATTTTCCTTACATTCACCATCTTTTAAATCATATTCCAGTTCAGATATTTCCATTTTATCAAAGATACTTTTACCACCACAAAATAAAATATCATTATTAGTTTCTGTAATAAAACCAATCTCATCACACCAACTGCGGACATTTTTTGTTGAACTTATGGCTTCCATCAAACTATCTATCTTTGAAACATCTGTTACTGCTTCTTTTATAAAACTTACTTTAAAATGATATGGTTCTCCACCATATTCCCAGTTTTCTACTACCTTTGCTGATTTAAAAATATCTGTACATACTTTTTCTACCGCATAAGGTGTACCTTTTATCTTATGTGTAGCAATAGAACTTTCAATCAATTTTACTTTTGTATCATGGTCAAAATATTCACGATAAAAATCAACATGAAATTGATATGCCAATTCATTCAGAATACTATCTGGCAATTCTTTTAATTTAGGTAATAATAAAACCATTTCAGTTTTCTGTTTTATATCAATAGCTATATTATCTATTACACAACTTAAGTCTTTAATATTCTTATCTTTGGCAATATTAAACGGAACAGTTTTACTAAATAGTTTTTTATTCATCTTCGATTTCTCCCAATGAACTATTATTACTTTCTAAAATAGCTACTTGTGTTGGTTCTATCTTTGTATATACAGGTGAAGTAATTTCTACTCGTTTTGCACCTGCCATAATTATTCTAGATATCAACTCTGAAGGATTTATATCTCTACCCAATTTAGATTTTTGCCACAAAATAAATGAGTCTATTGCCTCTTCTATTTTTTCTTGAATAGATGTGGCCATAGACTCATTATCTTTAGAAATATAATATTTTAATTCTATATCATAATTTACTACTGTTGGAGCTTTGACTATTACCTTATCTGTAAGTGGTCTTATTTTTTTATCATTTACTGTATCATCAATTAAGGTAAGCATTTCCTGTTGTGGTATTTCTCCATTTATTAACAATGGTATAATATCCACTTCTCCTGGTATAGGTGAAATAACTGCTACATCTATAATTAGATCTGATACACGCTTAACATGATATTGATATGCTCCTTCTGGACCTGCTACTGAAAAACCTTCTGGTGCTTCAATTATAGCTTCTCTAAAACTATCATCATTTTCTATTTCTGCACCATTTACAGATATAGTTTTATTTATCATACTTTTTACATAAGGCACAGGATCTACAATTTGATTTATTTCACCAATATTATATCCATTACCTTTTTCACCTGTAATAGTACATGTAGCCATTACTTCAGCTTTAGTTTCTCCAACCTTAATTATCAAATTATCATCCGTAGCAAAATAAATATTATCTCCTGCTGTAACCCTAGTTCCTTTAGGAATTAAGGTATTTACTTTTCTAGCTTCAGATAGAGTAACTTCTATTGTTGTATTAGCAGCTGTTGCTTTTAATCTTTCTACTCCTACTAATATACCTAAATGGTCTAAATTACTTCCCTCAGCATATTTAACTAAATTTTGCTTACCAGTATAATTTATATTATTCAATAATAAAATAACTATGTGCACAATAGCTAATACAAATAATCTTATAGGATCACCTTTTGCTAAAGTTCTTCCAGTACAACTTGTATATAATTCAAATATTTCAGCTTCTACATTTTCTTTATCCATATTAACAAAATCAATATCTGGTAAATCACTAAGTTTCATTTATCATTACCTGCACTTTCGGTTTTAGTTTTCCATCTATATCACCTTCAAAAGTTATTTTAGTCACTTTTACTCTAGGTTCATATTTTTTTATTACCAATATTATTTCTGATGATAATTTAGCTTTAGTTACTGGTATTGGTTTATCCAAAAGACTTATATCTATACCAAAGTCTCTATCTAATGGCACACTAAATTTAGGAGTTGATAATATTGTTCTTACATTTTGTAAAATTTCTAAGAGCTCATTTTCTGGTGCGAAATTTATATTGTTTACATTACTATTTGTTATCTCAAAAACATTCATGTTATATCACCTACATATTCTTGTAAACTGATACTTACGATAGCTGATAATATTTCTCCATTTCCACCAAAGAAATTTACTTTTTCATCAAGTGATTCAATAACCCAAAAATTATCTGTAATTGGCATATTATTTAAAACTAAAGTTAATACTGTACCTTCATCTCTCATTGTACGTAAATTATCTAATTCATCTTCAGGATTAATCCCTAAAGATGCTCTTAACTGCATATCAAAACTAATTTTTTCAATATCTTTTCCTAAGAATTCTAAAATAGGTTTTTGACCTATTAACTCATGTTTTTCCCATCTAGCAGTAGAACTACGATTAAAATTATCAAAAGTTCGTACTTTATTTCTAGAAGTAATAAATGGTATACCACCTAAGTAACCTACAATCACATTCTATCCTCCAATAAAAACATTACTACTACCTTCAGCTACATTTCCACCACAAGAAACACTATCTCCAACTCTTCCAGCAGGTCTTCCATTAATAAATACACTACTACTGCCACTAGAAATAATACCTTGATGTGATGGATGATTTACACATCCATGCATAACATAATTATCTCCTAATCTACCAGCAGGTTTTCCATTTATAAACACATTATTACTTCCTGTATTTAAAGAAACTGGTGGACAATTATCATGACCAGTATTGCTATCTCCAACACGAGTTGCTGCTGACATAAAATCCCTCCTAATTTAAATATTTATATCTATTTTTGGTGCAGTTATTTTTACAGTTTTGCTTCCATGTATTTCAATGTTTCCATTATCAAAACGTATATAACTACCATCATCAAAATTAATACTTACCACTTTCTCATTATTTTCTACAGGCATATCTTCATCACTATAAATACATCCTAAAATAAATCCATCATTTATACCTTTACCACTATTATTTGGTAAAAATATACATAACACTTGAGTATCTATTGCAGGTAAAAAATAAGCCTTTGTTTTATTAGTGCCAATAGTAAGTATTGGTAATTCATCAGATACCATATCATCTTTATCTGGAAAGGTAACTTTAGCCGTACACTTTAATGGATTAACAGAAGATACTCGACCTATTCTTATTAAATCTTTTATTTTGTTAATATCCATCTAAACACTTCCTTATATCAATTGTTGCTGAATATCCATTTCCTATATCATGTTTAGCATTAGTTATAATATACTTCCCATCAAATACTCCAAAACCTAACACTTCAATAACAGTACCAGCCACTAAATTAAAATTTCCAATCATATTAAAACTTCCTGTTATTTCTTCTTTATTTTTTTCACGTAATCTTTTTTTCGCTAATCGTTCTGCTTCAGCTACATTTTCTACTTGTTCCTTTATTTCGAGAACTTTTCCTTTCTTATTAGGGGCTATAAATGTAGTTTCTATAACTTCCTTAGTTTTACTTTTTTGATATTTAACATGACATGAAGCATATATATCCCTTACTTTAGATTTAAAATCATAACTTAAACACTTTAAATAAGTCATATTTTTATTTGCCTGATAAATAGTATTAGGCTTTATTATCGTTATATTAGCTTCAGCTTTCTCATATTTTTCTTCATCAAAGATAACAATTTTATTATTACAAATTTTCAATGCTAAGCCCTGATCATTACATAATTGCAATAGAAAAGATAAGTCAGATTGTTGTGTTTGTTCTGCCCTATCTAATACTGGGTTTATATCTGTATCCCAATATAACTCCATATTTGCATTATCTGCTTTTTCTTTAGCTATTACTTTTAATTCAGTTTTTTCCCAACTTTTTGTTCTCTCTACACCTCGAAGTGTATTATTATCTGGAACAGATACGGCTTTTATCTCTATGGTTTGTGGATATCCTTTACAAGTTATCTCATCTATTTCAAATAAACCTACATTAAAATTTTGTTGTACTTCATTTAGATTTTTCCATGAATTACTTAGTAAATTTACTGAAAGTGTCGCACCCTTTTCTGGGAACCAATCTGATTTCCAAATATCTTTTTTATCCTCTAATGTAATCTGAATATCATCTGCTTGCCCAGATAAAACATCATTATAACTTAGTCCTAATAAATACGGCTTTAAATCTGTAGATATATCCTTATTATCATATTTGATATTTATATCTATTCTTCTTGCTTTAAAATTCATTTTTTATCGTCTCCATGGTGGTAAATTATTTATCATAGGAGCAGTATATTCTGGAATATTTAATAGTATTCCACCAGAAAATATAATTATATCTCTATACTTTAAATTTGCTTCTAATAACACATTAATACCATTTTCCGTACCATATATCTTCTTGGCTATACCGTCCCACATATCACCTTGAATAGTTGTATATGTTCTCATTAAAAACTTCCTCACAAAAAAGACCACCTACTAAAAAGTAAGTGGTCTTTCATTTATTATTTTAATCTTAATGCAAGTAAATCAGCTTTTCTTTCATCTATATTATTTTTATTTAATATTTCTAAAGCTCGTTCTCTAATATGGCTCCAATATCCATATTCCCTTGCTAAAGCTTCTATTACTATGGCTTTAGCATTATTATTTTCACATAACGAAATCATGGCATCCAAACAATCTTCTGCATTTTCCAAACCTGTACTATATTCATCAAGTGCATCTCTTATTTCAAAACTTAATTCTTTCATGCTACAGCACCACCTAGCAAGCTTCTAAATACTTCAATGGCATTTTCATAATATCTAAATGTTTGTACTTCTTTATTAGCATATCTTGCTTTATCCATGAAATAGTCACCATATTCTTTTGTTTTTAAATGATGTTTATTAGCAATTCTACCAATTTTACTTGCTGATACGCCAAATATTTTTCCAATATCTTCAGCTGAATATGTCATCTTTTCTACTTTAGGTAATTCCAATACTCTTTGACCTGCTAAAGTGTTAGCTGTATATGCTTCTGATATTTGTTTTACTCGTTCTCTATTCGTTTTTTCACTTAATTCTAGCCAAAGTTTAGCTCTATCATTTTCAGCTTTTAATCTTCTAGCTCTAGCATTTTCTTCCATAATATTAAGACGTCTAAGTTTTAAGTCTTCATTATTATTGTTCTCTATGGCATAACTACCAGTTTTACGAATGGAAGGTAATACTTCATCAAATACCCAGCTTTCAAATTTTTCAGCTGTAGGTAATTTACTTCTGATAATTAAACGATAAATATCCCCTTCAGGAATGAAATTTATTGCTTGTATTTTCCCACTTATAGGGGTATCGCATTTCACTATAGCCCTACAATGTTTATTTACAGCATCATTATAATTTCTATAGCCTAAAGCTTTGGCAACATCACTTGCACAAAATAAAATTTTATCTTCATCAACTATAGTTCTAACTTGTCCAAATTCTGCATTATTAAATACTTGTAAATTATTTTCCATGATTTATAACCTCTTTCTTTAATTTTTCTTTGAAAGAAATTCCTAATCATGATACAATATTTCATGAAGGACATTTCTTTCAGGCAAATACACTCACAAATGCTTTGGTCGGTTGCTGTGGGTGTATTTTTTTATTTTTTTTTTATTATTAATTCATTAGACATAATACCCTTTACTAATCCAATACCATTTCTAACAATAGCACTACGATTTTTCCCTGTTGCTCGTACGCAATAATCTAAATCCTGCATTGTTTGTTCATCAACACGAATTTGTAATCGAAATGTTTTTGGACTATCTGTAGGTCGCCCCATTTTAGTACTCATTTTCTCACCTCACTTTTGTACTACCATAATTATATGTTTTGTCAGTACAAAAGTCAAGGAACATTTATTTTACCGACCATAAAATAATATGAGTATAAAAAAAACACTTACTAACTAAATGTAAGTGCTAACTTATTAATAAATTCATACCATATTTAATTCCTCCTCTAATTTTCTTCTACTAATGTGACAATTAAAATTCACTTCTTTTCTATTAGTGCCACAATTTTTTATTAGCTATTTAATATTATTTTCTTATTGTGCCACAATAAAAATTTCCATATTCATTTTAAGCATAACTAAGTCGTCTTTGATTACTTTGTAATTTATTTAACATAACTTCAAATTCTCTCATTTTTTGCTCAAGTATAGTATTTAAATTACTAGCATCACCATTACCTTGAATTGTAACTTGTGGTGCAAATGTAGCTGTTATTGCATTGCCACCTTGTTTCAAAGGATTTCCCATAATAGCATTCGTTTTAGCTAATAAGCCAATATTTCTTCTATTTGGTGTATGTGGTATAGCAGACTCTCCACTTTTTTCAGCAAATGTAGTTAAGAATGCTCCTTTACCATAAATTCCACCACTAGCATTGCTATCTACTTCAGTATTACTATCATCACCTAAAAATAGTTTCTTAACAGTTACTGTAAGTGGTTGATCAAAAATTGCTTTAAGTGTATTCCATTTATTTTCAGCCCAACTTAAAGCACCACCAAAGGTAGTATACATATGATCTACAAATTGACTTATCGCAAGTTTAGGATTTTCCCATAGCAATGTAAACCATGATTTAACTGCATCCCAATTTGCAATAATTACCGAACCTGTATATAAGAGCATTGTTATTGGTCCACCAATAAATGCAAGTATTGCTGCTACTGGTGACTCCCACAAACCAATAAAAAATTGTTTTACTGTATCCCAATTTTGATAAATTAAATAGCCAATACCTACAAGAGTAGTTGCTGCTAATATAAAAGCTCCAATAGGATTAGCACTAAAAGCAATATTTAAAGCTCCTTGTGCTATTGACCAACCTTTAGTTAAAATAATCGCTGACTTAGAAATACTAGTATATTGTCTTATTGCTGTACCTGTAGTTCTAAAAGTAAACCCAATAATTCTAGCTGCAATATTAAATCCTGTAGTAGCAACAGTAGCAGCTTTTGAAGCTATACTATATTGTGTTATTGCTAACTTAACACCATAAAAACTAACTTTTAATCCATTCCATATCCACATACTTGCATTACCTATAGCACCTAAAGCTACAAAACCTAATCCGACGCTACCAACTGCCGTGGTTAATGTTGGAAATTCTTGAGCTAAATTACCTATTTTGCTTGCAACATTAGCTAAATTTTCAATAAGTGGTGTTATCACAGGAATAAGATTATTTCCTATTGTTATTTGTGCAGCATCCATTCTATTTTTCATTAACTCAATACTATTTGCTGTTGTATCTGCTCTTGCTGCAAATTCTGCTTCCATACTACCCGCATAATTAGCACTATTAGCAACTAAATCAAAATTTCTTTTGAGATTATCTAGATTTGAAAGTAATGGTCCAATAGCTTCAGCACTTTCTTTTCCAAAAATTCCCATAAGTGTAGTTGCCTGTTCATCCTTCGGTAATTTTTGTATTGCTCCCAAAACATCTAATATTGCTCCTTTAGCATCAACCTGCATGCGTTTTGCAAGTTCAGTAGTACTAAATCCCAATTTGTCAAACATTTCTGCTTGAGTTTTTGTTGCTTGATTACCTACAACCATACCTAACATCAAATTTTTAATACCAGTAGCTGCAACATCAGCTTCTGTTCCAGCCCCTACCATAGAAGCACCTAAAGCTGCTATTTCTCCACTTGCTATACCACCAATAGAACCTAACGGCCCTATTCTTCTAACTACATCAGAAATTTTCGGAGCAGATGCAGCTGTATTATTACCAAGATAATTTATTTTATCAGCAAGTTCTACAACTTGAGTTTGATTCATTTGAAAAGCTGTTCTCCACTTGGCCATCATCTCACCAGCTTCATCAGCTGTAATATCAAAAGCAACTCCCATTTTAGCTGCTGATTCTGCAAAACTAATCAAGTCTTCTCTAGCAATACCTGATTGACCACCAGCTGCTACAATTTGAGCTAATCCTTGAGCTGTCATCGGTATATTTTTACTAAGTTCTAAAATATCTTTATTCATTTCTTTAAATTGTATAGGAGTGTCAAAATTAACTACTTTTTTTACGTCAGCCATTGCTGACTCAAATTCTATAGCTTTTTGTATAGGTAAAGACATCGTTGTTGCCATACCTACATACCCTGCTATATTCAAAATATTATTTCCCATAACTGATTTAGCATTGCTTATCTTAGACTGCAATTCCATTTGTTTATTATATTGCCTTTGTTTTGCAAGTAATTTATCATATTCAGAACTTAATTTAGATAATGCTTGATAATATGAAGTATGACTTAATATTCCACTTTCATAAGCACTATTAAGTCTTTTCATTTGTTTTGCATATTCGTTAACTTTACTATTTAATTCTGATATTTTATTATTAGCCATACTAAAAACACCACTAAAATTTCCTTGTAGTGCTGCTGCTATTTTAAAACCAAAAGTAAATTCTCTTGCCAAAAAAACACACCTCTTTTCTGAAAAATGATATAATTTATGTAGATAATAATTAACGGTGGTGATTTAAATGTTTATTATGAAATTTATCATAAATAATTTATTAAAAATTATATTTGCTGCTGGAGCATTATCTATTCTATTATATTTTTCACTATTATTAGGGCCATTATTAGGTTCTGTCATTGGAATATTTTTTATATTAATCTTTGGTGAAGGATCTTATCTTGAATTTATTATGTGGCTTTCTACCATATGTACATTTCTTTGTTTCACCTATGGAACAATTAATTTAATTTGGTCTGATGAAATTAAAACTTATAAAAAAAGAAAATTTAATTAATATATAAGCGACACCATGTACTAATTTTCATGGTGTCGTTTTTTTGTTTATTTCTTCAATTATTACAGCATAATCCAATAAATCTTGAATTTCTAACTCCAAATAAAAACTAATTGGTGTAAATGTAGACATAGCCACATTTAATACCAATTTTTTTAAATCACTAATTTTTTTTAATCCTATCCAAGCAAAAAACTAGCTGTTGGAGCTATTAATTTTTTAAAATCAGTAGCAGAAAGTGCCAAAATATCGTCTACTGGTACACCTACAATTTTAGCTACAATTGAAGCCTGATATGTCATGGATAATAATACGGATGGCGTTTGATCTCCCAAATGTCTAGTTTCTTTTTCAGCTGCAATTAAATCTTTTCCTGTTAATTTATCAAAATCTAAGTCAATTTCTGTAACAATATTATCATTTACATTAATACCTTTATTCAAAATAACTTTCATTCTTATTACTCCTTATCTAATCTAGTCCTAAAGCTTTTCGTACTTCTTTCAAGAAATCAAATCCACCTATATTACAAATATAATTATATTTATCTAATTCAAGAACTGTTTCTCCATCAATTGTAATTTTTATATATGTTGTTTCAATTACATTACTCGTATCGGTTGTAGCACCTACATCCAACTTTCCAAGCTCTGTTTTTTTTGGCATACCTCGAATGACACATTTTACAGGTCTTACTACATATTTACTTACATTAGAATCATATACTTGCTGTGCTCCTCTAAGGTCTAAACTTACACCATCTGGAGAAGCTAAACAAACATTATTTTTTTCTAAAGTTCTCCAATTTAAAGTAAGTTCCATACTAGAATAATGACCTAATACAGGACTATCTATCTCTCCAGCTAAACCTGCTCCTTTTACTGTTTCTGTCATAGCTTCCAAAGATGGTAATTCTACATCAGCAACACCAACCATATCATTACCATTTTGATATACTCTAAAATTAATTAACTTTTCAGGTACTTTCATTATTTCACCTCAAATCATGAGAATAAACTTGAAAAATATGATGGATCATATTCAATAACATTTTCAATTTCACGTGCTGGTGTTGGTGGTGTGAAATAAGTATGAAATTTAATTATGCCATCTAATAAATTTGTAGTAGAATTTTCATCTTCTAAAAATTCTATTCTACCTCCTAGAAGTATGCCTTCACTAACAAAACCATTTATACGAATATTTTCACTATCAACAACTGTTTCAATAAGTCTTTTATTTATCGGTTTATCAACTTTTGCCCAATATGTTTGAATAAAAGTTTGACTATGCCAATTAAACATACGACGAATAGAAATAAATGAATCTTTAGGATCTGTATTACTTGGATAACAACATGTTCTATTTCCCCATAATTTCCAACCGCCAACAAAATTTAATGCTGTAACAATCCCCTGGCCTTCTAAATAATTAGCTTCATCAGGGCCAAGAATAACCTCTGTTCCATCAACTAAACAAATGCCATCAATTTGTATGGATTTATTAGACGGACTTTCATAAGGTATATCATCATTACTAGAATCTGTTGTTGCTATAGCTCCTAAAGCATGTGTAGACATATGATAAATATCATCACCTAATTTAACCATTGGCCAACAAAGAACTTGATTTTCACCTGTAAAATTATTATCATTTTTCCATTTATTTACATCTGTATATTTTGTTACAGTATCTGTTGGAGCATCATGTATAGTAATTGCCTTAAAATGACTATTTATATTACTAGCTTTAGCTTTCATTACAGCCGATACTTCCGATTTATCTGACCAACCTGGTGCAAGAACAATTCCTGGAACCAATCCATATAAAGGAAATACTTGATTTAAAGTTTCAAGCCCCTTATATGCACCTGTCGAAATATCTATACCACCAATAATATCATCTTCATTTACCAGACTAGGATCTAATTTATCACAATCAATAAAAATACTTGTTATCTCTTCTGTTACTAACTGTCCCTCATCTAATTCAGTAATATTTAATACTTCATTATCATCATAAGCGACTTCATAATCTACGCCTAAACTTAAAGCTTCACCTTCACTAGCTTTTTTTACTTTCAATGTCTCTAATAAAATAGGTTCAGCAATTGTTGCAACTTTATCATTTAATTGTAATTCTCTATTTTCTATTGCTTCTTTATGTTTATTAGCATCTAACACATTTACAAAAACAATAGGACTTCTATTATATAAAGAAAATTGACTATACATGACTTCACATAAAGTATATTTTTGCCAATTTTTACTATAACCAAATTGTTCTACAGCTTCTTGATAGTTATAACAAAGTATAGGCCTATTACATTTTGCTCTATCTGTTGCTAAATGAATAGGTGCTGTACCAAAGACTACAGGTAATCCTGCTGTTGTATTAACCGCTGGAATAATAGATGTAGCTACTTCTGAAGTATATACACCATGTTTATATGCCATTTTTTACTCCTCCATTACATCAAAAGTTGTTTATAATACTTATTTAATGGTGTTCCTTTTTGCTGTATTTGTTTTTCTGCTTCTATTAAGTTATCTACAGATACAAACAAATGTTTAATTTGTGGATATTTAGTAAATATATCATCAATATGTGTAGGCAATCCGCCAATAAATACCTGGTATTTTAATAATTTAGATCCTTTTATTGTTGGTCCAATATAAATAAAACGTTGATTTCTTTTCTCAACATTTTTTTGTATTCCTACCAATATAATTCCTCCTCAGTTGGCTGTCCTATTGTATATTCTGTTGTTATTTTTCCTTGCCATTGTGGAAAAGGTTGTTCATCAACTACTTCACCTTTTACAGGTAAAATAATTCTATGTTTTTCTGCAATAGTGCGTTGTTTTAAAATATATTGTCTTACATGTTCCATTAAATTATATAAACTAAGAAATCCTTGTGTAGTATCACTATTATAGATACTAAAACCAATTTCAACTTTGGCTGTACTTAAATTTGGTTCTGCCTTATCTTCAAAACTAGTCACTAATACATAAATAAAAGAAGATAATTCACTTGCTTTAGTACGTATAGGTGGATATCCTGCATATACTTCAACTGGTAAATTATCTTCTTTTTGTTTTGTACTATAATCTTTTACTACTATTTTTAAAAACTCCGCCAAATTATCCATTAATTCAACAGTAGTCATTTAATCACCTAACTTTCCAAAACGATATTCTATCTCATGCAAAAAACGATTATTCAAAGTATCTTGTGCTTTAATTTTTATTACATCAATAACCTTTTTTGACTCCATCATTTGCGGAATACTAGGTCCATAAGGTGTACGTAAAGGATATCTTTTCTTTGTAATTCTTTGTGAAAGATATCCTTTAGAATTAACAAACATACCTCTAACTATTTTCATATTGCTAGTTTTTAATACTCTTGCTCTTGGTGGCTTTATATATCCTTTTCTACTAGGCTTATACATAGTTACCCTAAAAGCCTGTAATATTCTTGGAGAACCATACGATTTTACTTCAGCTGTAAGAGATGTACTTGTCGCATGTTTTAAATTTAAAGCATTTTTTATATCTTTCGCTTTTATTTCATAATTTTTTCTGATATTTACAGATATTTCTTTTCTAATTGAAATTAATGTTCTATTTAAAGCATTTCTTGCAGCCATTTCCACATCATCAGGAGCTTTTTTCATCATAATTTGAACTTTTTTAAGATTTTCTTCAGATATATTTACATTTATCATCGTTCATTCGCCACTAACTGTATAATTAATACTCCTTCTTCTTCACTACAATTTTCTACAAGATAAAACTCTTTATCAACTTTAAATGTCTGTCCATATACAGGAACTTCATTCAAGTCTGACTTTAAACAATAAACTAATATTTTATTCATATAAAGTCTATCATATCCAAAATCGCCATTTTTAGAAGTAATATCTATAGCAGAAAAATCTTCTATAATAGCTCTGCATATAATACCATTTAAATTATGTTCTTCAGCAAATTCTTTATCATTAATAAATATATCTAAATCATTTTTCAGATTTTCCTTAAATTCATTCATTTTTTGCCTTTTATAATTGCCGATGTAGGATCTACACTAGGTAATTCTGTAGTATCATCTTCAATAATTTCTTCACTATTCACCTCAGATGCTTCTTTAGCGAGCTCTTTTAATTCATTTTCATCTACTATTTCTGGATTTATATCCATAATATCTTCCTTATTTATGATTTCAAATTCATCTGGAGCAGACGAGGCTAATTTCTTAGCCTCTACATCTTCCATCTGTACAAAATCTCCCGCTTTATAGCGTTTACCTTTATAATCTAAGTTATATTTCTTTACATATAAAACTGCCATAATATTACCTCAACTTTTAACTTTAATTACGCCGATATCATCTACATTTTCTGGAACCATAATGCATCTAGATGCCACACGCAATTCTTTAACATCGCTATTAACATCTGTAAATACTTTAGGAACATATTTACTAGCATAACTATGCCACTGTTTATCTTCTTCAAGTTGTGTAATTGCTCCATATAATCTTTTCCCTTTTCCTGAATTACCCATAATAAAGAAATCATCTGGAATAAACTTGGTAAGCTCACCCTCATCACTCATATAACTTCCGTTATAGATATAAATTTCTAAATCTAAAGAGTCAATGTATCCAAAACGTGTAATATTTGGTCCCATAACTCTAGGTGTTAAACTCATTAATTTTAAATTAGCAGCATTAGATACGTTTAAAAATTCTTTTATTTGGGTATTATTAAGTAAATATTTACTTACATTTCTAGACATAAAAGCTACTGTTGGCACTGTACCTGTTTTATCTGCTATAGTTCCAGACATAGCTTCAATATCTTCATAGATTTTAGCGGTAGCATTATCCCATGTATCACTGCTAGATTTAGTAACTTTATTTGTAAATCCATCTAAAATAAATGTATCTGTAAGTTTAGTCTTACCGTCATCGGCATAACCTTCACAAACACACTGACCTGTAGTCAAAAGTTGAGATGCCATATATTCTTGTCTACGAATATTCATTTCTGTAAGTTCCATTAAATCTCTAGCCATTAATTCAGCTGCTCTTTGTGCTGGAGATTTAGGACTATATACAGTCTCACCAAATCCACGCATATTTAAATGCTCTGGAGTAATAACTCTTTTAGGAGCAGTCATCGGTGGTGTATATGTCTTAATTGTAGAACCATTACGTGCTACATTAACACCACTAGCTCCAGGTATAATATATGGTGCTAAAGTTCTTACACCTTTTCTATATTCAATATCAACAACATTTGTCATAAACACATTTTCATTCGGAAAAAATGTATCTACTAATGTTGTACTTGGTGGATAATTTTGTTCTACTACGCCTAAAAGTGTTCTTGTATTTGTAAAATCCATAATCAATGCTCCTTTTTACTCTTTTTTACCATGAATTGAAGTTAAATAAATTCCTTTATTTCTAAGCTCTTCTTCATGTGTATCGATGTTATCGCTTTCTTGAGCTAAGATAATTGCTTCTTTATTAAACATTCCACTAGTATAAATAGTTCCAACTACTTTACTACTAGTACTTAAAGCTAAATCATTTTGTAAAACAGCTACTGCAACTTTGATAGATTCTGTTCCAGATGTACTATCTTCTTCTACATATTCGCCACTTTCATTTATTGCTAAAAGTGTTCCTCGTTTTAACGTTTTTTCACCACTTGCTTGGGCAAATTCAACGTTTTTGGTAATTAATGGTACTTTACTAGAACCAATTAATTCATCATAAACAACGCCTGCTACACTTTCTACCATTGCCATATTTATTTACCTCCAAATTTATTTTTTAAATAATTTTTAGAAGCCTGAGATAACATACTAAGTGTTTTATCTTCTTCGCTAATGTTATTATCTTCACTACCTAAAACATTATTCACACCACTGTTATTTACATCAGAAATCATATTTTGTACATAATCTTTTGCTCCAATGTTTTCAGCGATTTTATCAAGATATGGTTTCACTTTATCTGCTGTAGCTGTTTCATCAGCAATAGCTTCATCAATTAAATTATTAATAGTTTCGTTATTTGGCACTCTAAGTTTATTTAATGCTGTAATACGCTCTCTTTCTTCTTGTTTTGCTTTAGCAATAACCTCATCATTATTTTTATTGCTAAGATTATTTACCATATCTTGTAATTTATTCATAATTCCGCTTTTATTTCCCATATTATTCTCCTTATGCATAATTTCTAAAATTTTATCTGGATTATTAAACGTTTTAGCATTAAAAGCTATGGAATTTATAACTAAATTTCCCTTATTTAATACTCCTGTAACACTGTTTTCATCATCAATTTCATCAACAAAACCATAATCTTTAGCTTCCTTAGCAGTTAAAAATGTTTCTTCATCCATCATTTCAGACAATTTTTCATCTGTTATTTTGTCTTTACACTTCATTTTATAGACATTTACGATAGTTTGTTTCACTGCTTTTAAAGCTTTGGCCACTTCTTCAAGCTCATTTTGGTTATAAAAACCAATCAATAAGTTCATAGGATTGTGTATCATGTAGATGGTATTACTTGGCATTATTACATTTTCCCCTGCACAAGCAATAATTGTAGCTGCACTTGCTGCTATTCCATCAATTGTTACTGTTACATTTCCTGTATATCTTTTTAATTGGTTATAAATAGATTGAGCTGCAAATACATCACCGCCACAGCTATTAATTCTTACAACTAAGTCTTTTCCACCTAAAGCTTTCAATTCATCATTAAATTTCTTTGGTGTTGCAAGACCTTCATCCCACCAGTCTTCATTTGCGATTTCTTTATAAATCAAGAGTTCTGCTTTTTCACTATTTAATTCATTTTTAATTTCCCAAAATTTCATTTACTCACCTCCTTCTAATCCTAATTTTTGTTTTTTCTTATTTTCTAAAGCTAAAATATCGATGTTATCATCGTAATTTGTTCCTGTAAGCTCTGTACTTACCTTTTCATGGGTACTAAATCCATAATCAACTTGTAATTTTGCAGCTTGAACTTCTTTAACTGGATCTAAAAGTCCACTTGTAGGGCCAAACCAATCACAATTACTCCATGCTTTAGTAATAATTGGATCAAGTCCAAATCTCGGTGCTTTTACTCTTCCAATAGCTATAGCTTCAGCCAGCCACATTTCATAAATCGGCTGGCAAAATTCTCTAGCAAACCAAGTTCTACGTTCTTTAAATACTGCTACTGCTTGGTTTAATGCTCCTCTAGCGGCGGAGTAAGAAGAATTAAACTTACTCATTAAAACCTCGGATGGAATATTAAGACCTGCACCAATTTGAACAATTAGCGACTGCACAAACGGCTCAAAAGTTGAAAGGGATTTGCTTGGATCGGCTGTTACTACACTTACCCCTGGAGGTAATGTATTAATTGTCCCTGGTCCTAATTTTAATTTAGTTGGATCAAGATCTGCATAAGGATCATAGTCATATGTGCTATCGAGCATATCATTCAATGTGTTTCCAGGTGGTGTATTAGATGTTAAAAATATACTAAAAAAAGCTTTTATTATGGCCGTTGTAAGTTCTGCATTGGTATATCTACTAATTTGTTTTAATTCTTCAATTACTGGAGCTAAAAAAGGTACGCCTCGATATTGCTCTGGTCTATCTTCTTTAGAAATTTGTAAAACCATTGCTCTTCCTGTACGTTTTCCAAAGGCTTCTACCCTTTTCCACTCTACTAAAGCACCAATATTTGTAGGATCATAAGGAGTTTTATTAGCTATCCAATAAGCTACAACCTCACCTTTTTTGTCTACTTCAATGCCATTTATAATCCTATTCCCATTTTTTTCGTTAATTTGAGTTACCATTGTAGGATTTACAATTCCATAAATATCAATGCTTCCTGGATTACAAACTCGATTTGCTTCAATCTGCTGGATTTTTAAACAATATGGATTATTTGCTGTATTTTTCCCATATTTAGGAATTGCCCAAGCATCGCCATTTACCAAGCAACCAATAAAAGCTATATTTTGTTGGTCCCAAAAGTTATTTTTCTTATAAATATCACAACTAACATCATCTGCCCAAAGTTTAAATTCCTGAATGGTCTTTCTTTTCCATTCTTTTGCTTCATCTGGATTCAATCCTAACGTTCTAAAATCGATATTTGGAGAAGGTATAAGTCCTGCCCCAATTACATAACTTCTAGATGTTTCTATGGCACCTCTACCAATTGGCGTATTTATGGCCATGTCATAACTTCGGTTACGTAAAATATTTAAATTACTGTCTATATCACTTTGCGGACTAGATTGTATAGGATTATATCCTCTCAATGCTTGTTTAGTTAAACTAGCACCGCCAGAACTGTATCCAGTATTAATAAATTTTCTATCCCTTATTCCTTTAGGAGCTGATTTATTACGTTTATTTTTTCTCAAGTATACTCACCTAATCCATAAATATAATTTGCTTACTTCTAGTGCCTTTAATTGGCTTTTCATCATCAATTGTTGCTCCTAAGCCAATTAATTTATTAATTTCTGCTCTTATTTCACTTAAATTTGCTCTGGTAAGAGTTCTCTTACCAATCGTATAAGATTGACCAAACTTAGTTATTTGTTTTTCCGCTTCTAAATATAATTTCAATCTTTCATTTAAAATCTTACTCGACAAAATCCATAACACCTCCGCTATTTACTGCTCCATAATTAACTTTTTTCTTTTCTTTTTTATTTGGTTTTCCTACCATTTTAGTTAAAGAATTAGAATTAAAAGACTCATATAATGCTTCAAAATTTAAATTTAGGGACTGCATGCATGCTAGGTTATATACTTTTAAATCTAGCGGTTCATTCCTTGCGTCCTTAGATATTTTCTCCCAGACAAAAACAGTTGCTCCATTTCTAGTTTTTTGTACTAAATGTTCACTTATCAAGCCCTTAAAATAAACTTCATCATAACCTCTATCAAGGAAAAAACTATCAATATTTCCATCATCTATTTCATTTAAAGGAAAATGTATATATTTTTTCCCTTTTTCTTCTATAGTTAAACGATCCATAATATACTGTTTTCCACTATCTACACCTAACTGCACCAATGGAATACCATATTTTTCAATTTTAGATATTCTATAAACTAATGGCACACCTGGAATTGATGAACCTTTTATAGCAATTCTTTGCTTTTTTCGGCTTTTATAACAGTATTTATAAACCTCATTGGTATAATGACCACCACTATCTATAAACGTTCTAAGAATAGTCAATGCTTTACCATTTTTAAAATAATATGTTCTATCTAATACCTGGTCTAATAATTCCCATACTCTTGAAGTATCAGGAATTCCCAAAATAATACCTTTTTTTATACTCCATTGTTCTTCACCTATTCCCCAACCTGTAATTTCATATTCAAGTCGATTATCTTGTGTATCTACAGCAGCAGTTAATGCTAAAACACCATCTGGAAGTTCATCTTCATATTTTTCACGGCGTTTTAAGAACATATCACCATTTTCAAATGCTCCTACTTGCTCATAGCTTTCCCCAAAACGTGTGTTATATACAACCTTTTCCCTTTCTGGATCGCCTTTAGCTTTTAGCCATTCTTCCATTATTTCATTCCAGCTAATCCACGGAGAAGCAAAACCATTTACAAAAAAACTTCTAACCTCACTTTTTAACGCTTGTGGATTTTGAATAACGTATTTTTGCTTAGCCTGTTTTATTTTTTGTTCAGAAAAAGAAAATCCGCAATCTGGACATACCCAAACTACGGATTTTACGATAATATGCTTTTGCTTTTTCTTATTTTCAGATTCCTCATAATCCACCTTCATATTTCGATGTGTTATAAGGTGCCATTCTTTACAATTAGGGCATTGATGTTGCCATTCTGCCTGTGTTCCAGTCATGTACTCATCATCAATCCTGGATAATCCCTTTATTGTAGGAGTGCTAAATAAGCCAATAATTCTATTCCAATAAGTAGTAGTACGTTTAGAAGCAAGGTCTACTGGATCACCTTCTGTGCCTGCACTTTCTGGAAATCTATCAACCTCATCACATAACAATGCTCTGATTGGTTTAGATGCTAAACTAGAAGGACTATTTGCCCCTGTTATTACTAATCTACCACCAGGGAAATATTTAGTCATTATAGTATTTCCACTATCTTTAACTTTAACATCTCTGAATATATTACTTAATATTGGCGTGGCACTTATCATTGGTGCTATCCTCGATTTAGAATAATCTTCGCCATCAATAATTGTCGGCTGTATCATCATAATAGGACATGGATCGAGGTGAGCAAATCTCCCAATAACATTATTCATTATATCAGATTTGCCAATTTGAGAAGCGGATTTTACAACAACCTTTCGTACTCCTTTCTCTGTGAAAGCATCCATTATTTCTTTCTGATATGGTGCCCTAGAAGTTCGCCATCGTCCAGGCTCTGCCATTGATGAAGGTAATATTCTAAAATTATCTGCCCATTCAGATACATTCATTTTAGGTATCAAGTCTAATGACTTATTAAAAATTTTATATAGTAAATCTACTGCTTTATTACTCTTCACCGTCTCCACTCATTTCGAACATGGTCGGCTTGTAGTCTTTTACTTCTAACAATATAAATTCTATTTCTTTTGTTAAAAGTGATTCTACTTCTTCTTTGTTTCTTTCTGCTAGTTGTGTGGCCAACTTAGCAGGAATACCCAATAATTTTGTTCGTAGATTTACTAACATATCTGTTAAAACTGCTTCAATATCAGCAGCTTCATGGAGTTCATTCGACCTTTTTCGGACTTCCATCTCAGTTAATTTTCTCTTAGCTCGTTCATGTAGAGCTTTTTCATGGTTATAATCAACATCATCTTGTTTATATTTGGCCATATAATACTGGGAGATTGCCTTTTGTAAAATAAAATCTCCTTCAGGTTCTTTAGTTATCTTTCCTTCATTTTTTACCATCTGATTTACTCGTCTGACAGATACACCTAATAACTTTGATAAATAATTTACATCACCACGAAGCTCTTTTTCCAAAAAAACACCTCCCATCTGAGAATTCTTAAATAACTTTATGTATATAACTTGGGAAATTTTCTTAAGTAGTAAATTTCCCAAAATATAGTAATATTATTACTCATAAAAAAAATGTCTAACTGCTTTATTTATAAGTATTTAGATGTAATGATAACAATATTCAATAACACTAAAAAGAAGGAAATCCATAAAAAATTTTTTTCAGCTAAACAATTTCTGGGGTTCGCAAGCTACCCGCACTCGAAAAAATTCCCAGAAGTACCTTTTTTATATAAATTTCAATCGCTTCTACTTATGTTCAATTTCCATAATAAAAAAAGCCACTATCATCTTGATAGCAGCTTTCACTCATCTTATAATTTTTGATAAAAATTTTTCTATTAAGAATTGACATTCAGTAGAAAAAAATATAGAATATAACTTGGCTATTACTCAATAGCCCCATATGCTCCTCTATCATCTTTTCCCATATTTCTCCTTTTTTATGCTCAAAAGGGGGTGATAGAATGACTGAGCAACAACGAAATATCGGAGAATGGATTCTTTTAGTTCATAGTATCTACGATTTTACTATGGACATTTTGGGAATGGTATTACCTCACATTCATACCATTTCATCCACAATTCATTCACTGATTACTTCCTGTTTCTAGTTTCTTTAGTTTTTTTATTTTATTTTTACCAGGGATTTATCCCTGGCTTTTTTTTTACATAAGCCATAATAACATTATTATAGCTTAAAGACAAGTATTGATAATTTGTTAGGGAAAATATAAAATTAAAATATATTTTCCCTAAAATAAAATAACAT